GTTGTTGATATTAAAAACGCTCATATGTCTTTCTCTTTAAATTACGCAACTATCACAATCTTCTTGATCTGCTAGTTCTTCTATTGGGTGTTGTTTGTTAAATGCCGACGAGTTTACATCAATCTCGCCTTGTCCGTCCATGGTGTTAAAATAGTATAATTGCTTTAAACCATATTTGTAGCACATGACCAGGTGCTTGAGCATCTCACTCATAGGGATTTTTTCGTCTTCGTAGAATCTAGGATTGTACGAAGTGTTGACACTAATGCCTTGGTCAATATATTTTTGCAATACTGCACATAGTTTTAAGTAACCTTCTGGACTTGATTGATCCCATAATAGTTCGTATTTATTTTTGAGTCTTCTGTACTCGGGCACTACTTGTCTTAATGCACCATGTTTGCTTTGTTTTACACTTACATAGTTTCTTGGTGGTTCAATTCCGTTGGTGGCATTGCTTATCTGAGCACTTGTCTCTGCGGGCATTAGGGCCATCAGAGTGGCATTACGAATACCAGTGTCTAAGATCTGCTCACGTAGGGCACGCCAGTTCATACGCTCTTGGTGCGGAACTAGTTCATCTATTTCCGGCTTGCGTGTATCAATGGGCAACTGCCTATTGGCATACTTGAGTTCTTTCCATTTGGTACATGGACCTTGCTCTGCAGCCAAGTCAGCCGATGCTTTGATCAAATAGTAACTCCAGGCTTCTGCATATTCATCCACTAGAGCCAGGGCCTTGGGATCACTGTAACTGACATCGTGCTTGGCTAGGAAGTAGGCAAAGTTGATGATGCCGATGCCCAAGGGGCGGAATTCTTCTGTTGATTTCTGTGCAGCCAATACAGGATAGTTTTGATAACTTAACAGTGCATCTAGGCCACGCACAGCCAGTGTGGCCATTTTCTCAAAGTCTCGTGGTGACTTGACATTGCCCCAGTTCAACGCACTCAGTGTACACAATGCAATACGGCCATCTGGATCATTGATGTCGTTTAACGGGCGTGTGGGCAAGTCAATTTCGGCACACAGGTTGCTCTGCCTAATGGGATGAATGGCTTCTTGGAACGGACTATGTGTATTGGCATGGTCTACATTTTGCAAATAGATACGGCCTGTATCTTTGCGTTCACTCATAAACTTGCTGAACAGTTCTGCAGCAGGGAAAGTTTTTTTACGCAACTTGGTGTTGCGTTCGGCACGTTCATACAGTTCTCGAAAACGCTCTTGGTTGTTGAAGAAAGCCTCGTACATTTCCGGCACATCGTGGGGGCTAAAACAGGTGATATTGCCGCCTTGAATAAGCCTTTCGTACATTAATTTGTTAAATTGGACACCATAATCCATGTGACGCACACGATTGTCCTCAGTACCCTTATTGTTCTTTAACACCAACATATCTTCAACTTCAAGATGCCATATGGGATAGTACACAGTTGCGGCTCCATTACGTACACCGCCTTGACTACAACTACGTGTGGCACTTTGGAACAATTTTAAGAAAGGAGTAATGCCTGTGTGGTAAGCATCGCCATTGCGAATTGGCGAACCCAGCGCACGAATACTACCAACTCCTAGGCCAATGCCGGCTTTTTGACTCACATACCGAACAACGGCGCTACTAGTAGCATTAATGCTATCCAGACTATCATCGGACTCAATAAGAACACAACTACTGAACTGTTTCTGTGGTGTTCGCACACCAGCCATAACAGGAGTAGGTAGGGAAATGTCATAATTGCTAATTCCATCATAATAGTCTTTAACCCACTGTAAGCGGGTCTCCGTTGAATACTTCTGGAACAAGGTAGCGGCGATAAGCATATACGCCATTTGTGGAGTTTCAAATATCTCCCCCGTTACACGGTTCTGCACCAGGTACTTGCCGCGCCATTGCTCCATGGCCACATAAGTAAAACTTTCATCACGCTCATGTCGAATGTGTTCATTTAATTCTGCCCACTCTGCACTGGTATAAGCGGCGATTAAATCGCGATCATAAAACCCACGCTCTGTATTGCGGTTGACCAATTCAAGTAGTGTACAAGGGGTATAGTCATTGTAGACTTCTTTACGTAAATGATAATTAATTAGTCTGCCAGCAACATACTGATAATTGGGTGTTTCCTCACTGATCAAGTCAGCAGCACTTTTGATCAGTGTCTCTTGAATGTCTGCAGTTTTAATTCCGTTATAAAACTGTATGTGGCTTTTAATTTCTACTTCGCTGGCACTAACCCCAGTTATGCCTTCTGTGGCCCAAATTACTACCCGGTGTAGTTTTTCTAGGTCTAGTAACTCTCGGTTACCATCTCTTTTTGTGACTTGAATGCTTGTCATTGATACCTCTTATTTTAATTTTAATTCTTCGCCCGAATACCGGCGTTTTAACTTCAACTTTTTGTTTATTGATTCAATATTTAAGATCTTATTGTCAATGAAATTAACAACATATTTTCCTTTTGACAAAACAGGTAAGTGATATACATAACCAGTTTCGGGATCATTATATATGTGTATTTCTGCATCTAATGTGTTTCCGTGTTGTGTGAACTGTATAGTATACACGATTCCCAGGGCTTTTGCAAGGTCACAGTAGTAGTTTTCGGCAATTAAATCCCAAGCCGTGGGCCATGACGCAGGATCAGCAGGATCCAAATAGTAAGGTTGGTATGGACACGTGTGCCAAAATTCGGCAACTGCTTGAACAGCGTCAGCCAAAGGCAAGTCATCAAGACTTTTTCGAAAGTCACGCCAGCGAGCAATGCGCTCACTGGTTTCTAATTTCCACATTAACTAAAAGTAATATATTGTTTTAAATTGTATTTCAACGTTGCCGCAGTACCTGTCGTAATTGACAAGTTACCTGTGGCATTGGCAAACAAGTTTGCCGTCAATCCCGAACCAGTTTCTGTATAGTTGTCTTCGAATGTCACTGCACTACCAGTATTAGTATAACTGAACGTGCCATATCTATAAAGTGTACCGTTGTCCAATTGGTAATCAAAACTGCCTGCACCATTAGCCAGGGTTGTAATTACTGTTGCATTGCCTGTTGGTATTGATACCACCTGTGTGGTATTGGTTTGTTGTTGTCCTAGTATTAGTCCTGTTGGGGTTGTTCCCGAGATACCACCGACACTGCTCAAGTTGCCATTAAATCCAATTTTGCGTACTGCACCAACAGTACCATAATAATTGTTGATTGTGCTAACGCCAGCAACCGTATTACTTGTATAGTAAGCCACATTGCTTAAATTATCAAAGTAACAGTTGTCTATACGGACCGAACTGATACCCGTGCTTTGTGCCACAATGTTAACACCCGAGCCAGCATAGGTAAAACTACATTGGTCAAATGTAACGCCACGCACACTAGATACCGTGTCTGTAATATATACTAAATTATTAAGTGAGGCATTGGCAGTTGTGTTGCCACGGAAGCTCATGTTTACAAAACGTGCGGCTTTGGTCCCGTCTACTAACATTGCGGCACTAGTAATTAAACTTGCATTACCTGTTTGTTGTAGTCCAATGCCATCAATAACCAAGTCTCGAGATGTTGTGGTCCCGGTGCCATTAAATTGACTATCTGTTGTTTTAAATATTGGCGCAGTGACGTTGGCGCTGGACACTACGGTATTTTCTCTTCCGTCGCCACGCAAACTAGCATATGGTGGAATTAAGATTGTGCCACTGACAAGATATGTACCAGCAGGGAAATCTATAGTTCGACGAATTTTCGTACTGTTGTCGTTATAAACTAGATTATATATTTGTTGTATGGCACGATTAATTGCGGCAGTATCATCAGTAATACCATCACCTGTTGCCCCAAAATCACGTACACTGACCTTATCATCTAATTTACTTTGAAATGTTCTAGTAATGGGGTGACTAACGTCGGCACCAGTAACTGCTGTAATTCCGGTTGCTGATCCTTGATAAGTGTAAAGACCCAGCAATGATAAGATGTTGCTATGAGAAGTAAGTATCTCTGTAACACCTGTAGTAGGAGCACCTTCTGTGGTTAGTCCGTTGCCAATGAATAGGCGCTGAGTATCTAGGCTCCAGCCCATCTCTGCGCTGGCTAACTGTGGTAAATCTTGTTGTAAACCACGTCGTATTTGTATACGGGATATTTGGACAATTGCCATGTTCTAAAAACCTTGCTATATCTAGTATTTAGCCCATTAGATAATACTGCTCGACTCGTTTCATCCATTCATTGTGCCAATGCGTAAACTCGTCTCCTTCGATAACAAATTCCAAGTATTGCGGTGTGGAATACGTCTGATCTTCCTGTAATTTAGGCTGAACAGCCATCATAATCACACCTTTGTTGATCGCAGTACCATGTGTTTCGTTATGGGCCGCGGCATAGGCTGCGAGCTGAATAAAATAGTCCCCGATGTGTTCACGCTTTTTAACTTTGTTGCTTTGCTTGAAGTCAATGATGGCAGCGGCACCTTGATGAACCCCCACACAATCTGTAGTACCTGCATACAGTCCACTGTAGTACACCGGCACCTCACTGCCCCAGAATTCATCTACTCGTTGTAGTCCGTTAAGAATAACTTCTGCAGCCATAAACCAGCTGGGATGAGCATAGGGATTAGTGGGCAGAGGTTTCATATCATCATTTAAAATATATGCTTCAAGATAACTATGCATCCTGGTTCCGCGGTTTGCAGCTTCTGTTGTGATAGCCTGTGCTCGCTCGTGCCCAATGGCCCGGCGCCAGTTTTCCAATGCCGCTTTGCTTTCTTCGCTTTTGGTACGATCCAGGATAGTAGTCACGCTGGGTACTGCACTACCGTCTGGTAACGCATAATGTCTCTTGCCATCAATTGTTGTTCTTGAAATTGGAGTATAGTTATAAGGTGATTTTATCATAACTTGTATTTTAACATCGACTGTATACTTAGTCAATAAATATTCACATGAATGTACTAATAAGTGGGTGTAGTTTTACCCAATGGCCTTTATACGTAGGCGGAAGAAACAGTTGCTGGCCTAGATTCTTCAGTGACCTAAACCCAGAATATAAGATTACCACATTGGCCGAAGGTGCCGCCGGTAATCAATATATCAGTGACAGTATCGTACGCCACATATTAGAGAATCCACACAATCCCCCGGACCATGTGTTGGTCATGTGGAGTGGTGTTAGCCGTTTAGATTATCTTACCAGTACCGAAGACCCCAATTGGGTAGAACTGTTGAACAGTTACAACTTCTTTAGACGTGGCATGGGCAATGACAAGTTGGGCTATATCTTTTCAGGTGGTGGTGTAGGCACTTGGATGAATCATCCTGTGAGCAAAAACATATTCAAAGAGCTGTACAAAGTTAGCAGTGAAGTAAGTTTAGGATCAATTAACCTAATGGAGATGGTTAAACTACAGGGATTTTTAAAGAGTAAAAACATTCCCTATCACTTTATGAGTTATATCAACTACTGGAATCGGGAAGAGCGTGTTAGTAAAAACGGAGACTTTGGAGTTCTACAGTATCCCGAGCTAGACCTATTTGTCAAAGAACTAGATTTCTCACGTTGGATATTTCGCAATGAACAACGCGATGGTATTTACGAAATTGCACAGGAACTAGACAGTTGGCAAGACGATGCGTTTCATCCTGGAGATGCGGCACACCAAACTTGGGCACAACTAGTTACAGATCGGGTACGGCAAGAACGCGGCTAATGCCGTCGGCTGCATATTGAGTCCAATCAGTTGTCATTATAAGCCTATGATTATGTTCTAGCACAGGTCGTATCTTTTCTACTACTGCGGCTGGATCTGTGGTGCACAAATATTTGACTTGTTCAAATGCCCGGGTGTAACGTTTTGTATCATCAATCTCCAAGTCATAACTTTCGTCAATGACCTCGCTGAATGTTTTGAATCCCAACTGTCTTAGATTATGTAAGAACTTGTAACCAGTGAATGCCACAAACAGTCTACGTGCTATCAAGGGCTTGGCCGTTTTCTCACTGAAGAAACTCAGTGTGTTATCGTGATCAGTTTCGGCAATGATACTGTAGTACGTATCATTAAACACCTGGATGGGAATAACACGACTTAGGCCCGTGCGTAGCCCGCAGTAGTCAACCCAATCAGCAGTACCAATGATCTTGCCCACTGGCACACAGTCAGGTTCCCAGGCAAAGTACCGGTCTGCGTAAAAGGCATTGTCGTCCCAAGAACCACCATAAGTCATTACAAACTTATCCTCTAAGTTATCAGACTTAACAGCATTATATACAAAGTCCCTATGTGGTTTTAGTACACCCAATAAGGCATCAAACCTGCGTGGTTTAGTTACGTAGGGTTGTATCTCTGCTAGTTTCTGCGGTAAAGTTTTATATACATGGCTAGTAGTCTTAAACCAATCACCCCAATAAACAATGTGACTATTAATATCCGCTCTATCATTTACTGCTCCTGGCAATACCCAGTACACATTAGGTCTATGACACAGTTCCCATATACGCCAATGAAAGTTGTGTAGTTCGCTTTCAAAACTAAAAACATATTGACTATGTTCACTTAACTGGCGTATTTTATCTTCAAATCCTTGATAAGCAGTACAGTTACCGTCATAGTCACAATGCAGGCGATGTGTAGTAAATGCTATCTTTTCGGGATCGGTGCTGGCCACATATTCGTCAAAACTATGACAGACTGTGTATGTGTCCGTAAACTTGACTTTGGGTAACCATTCTAGATCAATAATGTCGCTGTCACTATAAACTATCACACTCGAAAACTTTCTCCGCAGCCACAGCGGTCACGTTCGTTCGGGTTGGAGAATTCAAAGCCTTCGTTAAGGCCTTGGCGCACATAGTCCACTGTCATATTTTGTAGATACACATTATCTTTTTGATTTACTAACACTACAAAGTCGGGTTGTGCGTAATTTATAACGTAGGGTTCGTCTCGATATTCTTTAACGTATTCCAACACATAAGCAAGCCCACTGCAACCTGTAGTTTTCACCCCAAGACGAATACCAGCATAACCTTTGGCTACTACTAGTTTTTGTATTTTTGTTCGGGCCACATCACTGAACGAGATCATGCTTTTTGCGATAGTCTGCTACCGCGGCTTTGATGGCGTCTTCGGCAAGGATTGAGCAGTGAATTTTGACTGGGGGGAGAGCAAGCTCTTCAGCAATTTGGCTATTTCGTATGGATCCTGCTTCTTCAAGTGTTCGACCTTTGACCCATTCTGTAACGAGGCTTGAGCTCGCGATGGCTGACCCGCAGCCGTATGTTTTAAATCTGGCATCTGTAATAATTCCATCTTGTACTTTTATTTGTAGTTTCATTACATCGCCACAGGCCGGAGCACCCACCATGCCTGTACCAACAGTATCATCGATTTCAAATTTTCCCACGTTACGTGGATTCTCGTAGTGGTCAACCACTTTTTCTGAATAGGCCATTATTGTACATCTTCCGTGTGTTTATGTTTGTAAGACTTTTTAAGGATCTTGAGCCATGCTTTTTTCTCTTTGGCTGTGTCGTGTGCAAAGATGGCGGTGTACATCTTTTTTCTTAATTTGCGTAGTTTCATTGTGAGCAGGTCCTTGTTCTAGTTATGGCACCAGTTGTGTAGTTGTACTCTTCGGTCCAGACTGTGCAGGTTTGAGTCTGTCCATAATACACCGTGGCAGGTGGCACAGGATACTGTTGTACTACAACAGGCTGTTGCACAATCACCGGAGGTTGATTACGTGCAATTTCATAACCAATCACACCACCGATAATTGTGGGTGCGACCCAGCCGTAATTGTATCCCGGATAGTACCCATGATGGTGATGCCTAAACCCCGGTTGAGCCATTGCTGACACGGAACCGGCAAGTAAGACTAAAGTGATAAGTTTTTTCATAGTACTCTCCTTTATAGGTAGTATACTATATTTAACGTTTTATGTCAACCTTGCGTTGACATGTTTTGGAAATTATGCGCCAGCTGCCCTGCTTGCCATGCTACTTACAATGCTAGCCGATTTTTCTGCATCAGCAGGAGCACCGTCAGCATTAGTTTCTCCATCAATTGGTTCTGGTGGTTTAATAAACACATACTCAATGCCGTTGTTGTCGGCTTCGATGTTTTTAATCAATTGCTTGACGCCGTCGTTATTGCTTTTGGCTTTTTCTAATGCAGTCTTATCAAAAGCCTCGCCACCCGGTTCATTGTTAACCAAATTGATCAATGCTGCAACTGTGATTTTTGGCATTTTGGCACCACTGAACTGTATACGACGTAGCACGTCCATTAAGGCGGCGTCTGCTTCGTGGTCGGCATCATCTTCCACATAGGCAGATAAGTCCTCGCCGTCAATGCCAGCTTCAAAAAGAGCAAACTCTTTATAACGCATTAACGACGCTCTCTACCTAGTTCTTCTGCACCACCAACAGCCGCATCTGTTGCACCAAATGCATCACCTTCGGGAGCAGGAGCCATTTCAGCACCAGGTGCCGGAGCAGGTGCACCACCCATACCACCCATGTCTCCGCCCATGCCCATGTCAGGAGCAGCTTCACCAGTTAACGAACGTGCTGCATTGTCTGCTTGTCCACGACCATCACTTAGTTGTTGCCATAACTGTTGTAACAGGGGAGTTACTGTGCCTTTGAATGATTCGGCTTGTTGTTCACCAATTTGGTCACGGATTGTATCTAATAATGCAGGCAATTGCTCGTTCTGCATTTTACCAATCTTTTCCAACATGTCTTGTATTGAATCAACCATGTCCTTGGCAGCAAGAGTTGCTTCGGCCTTGGCCATTTCGCTTTCAGTGATCAACTGTTGTTGATTTTGCACCATCCAACGATTTAATGCTTCGCGCACCATGAACATTTCCATGTACTGTGGATTCTGTTCGGCATGGCGTGCGCCATGTGTACGTCGTACTTGAGTAAGAGTCTCGTTAAGACCTTGAACAACATTGTACGCTTTTTTAAACGTCATGTTGTCATAATCAATTTTAAATCCAAAGCGGCTTTCGACTACTCGGTTAATTTTGTTGGCCCTAGGCTGGTTTGTCATTTCACTTAATCGCATGGTGGTTATTCCCAATATTTTATATATTTAGCACTTGTTAAAGATTTCTGTAATTGATCGTTTGCGGTCTTTAAGAGCAATTGAGCATCGTCGAGCCTGGCTTCCCAGATGGCCGCCGAATCAGATCGCTTGTTACGTATAGCTCTATTTACACTAGATTGATAATGAACTATATTGTTCTTTAAACGTAGTACATCACTGTCAAGATTTTTAATGGTTTCCGCTAACTTATACCGTCCCTTTTGTTCAAGTAAGCAGTAGAATATGGCACTGAGCTTCTGATCAAATACATGTAATCGATTGTAGTGGGCGCCCTGTAATTGCCATTGCCCGTTGTCTACAAGTATTCTGCGCGAACCAATGGCATAGCCCGATTTACCCAGGGGCCAGATGTAGGGAGTACGATCCGTAATCGAGTGACGCAGAACTTGTTGTTCGGTCCATTCGCCCAAGAAACGTGCGGTCTCTGCCACCACGTGTTTAACTCGTGCTATGGATTCTTTTTTTGTATGTGATACGACCATTTTCATTGATTCTGTATAGTACGTCTTTGTTGACCAATTGATTGGCCATGATCTGCTGGCGCTGGTCCAGGTCAGATTTACGTAATTCTTTGCGGTCGTTGAGCATGTCCAATACTTCGGCTTCTTCGTTGGTAATGGGCAAGGAGATGTTGTTGATTAATTCTACGATTCGCATACTATTATTTAGTAGCGAGGTGGGCACCTAAACTTATTAAGCCAGCAATGAGTACACCAATGATTGTGGTGCCGATTGTGATCAATGTTTTGTAGTTACTGGCATCGTTGCCACTCATTAAATTCTTAATGTCAACAAGATGGTCCTCAACTTTGTCCATTCTCTCTTCGAGACTGATGAGTTTTGCTTCCAAACTATTATACCTTTCAGCACACAGCTCAACGTGCGCCTCTAGGCTTTTCTTTTCAATATTGGTACCGGCCATTTGCTGCTTTCGTGGTTATACGACGCCGCTACGTGTGCCTTAAGTGTGTGCCTTGATATGAGCCTATGTGGTGCCTGAGCATCAACAAGTATTTATTACAGTTACGTGTTTTTCTTGAAGTAGATGTTTTTTATTGCACCGTAAGGATAAAAGATAGGCAACATAAAACGTGCAGTTTCTTCTAGTCCTGATATTATAGGCACCTGTTCAAAAAGTTCTTCTAAACGTGCCACAGGGTTATTGTCTTTCTCAAAAACATTGCTGTGTTCGACTGCAAAGCGCCAGGTCCATACAGTGTGCCGCCCCGAGTAGAACTCACCAAAGTTGGCCCACTCCATGGGCATTTCGTCATGCAGTTCTACCCCATTTACTTCTGTGGGTTGTGCCACTAGGCCAATGGCCTGTATCACAGTTTCCCAATTACGTTGTTGATCTCTGCGTAGACTGTCTGGGCCGCGAACAACACCTGTGGGAGTAATGTCCACTAGTGTGTATAATGTATAGATGTCAATGTTCTCGCCCATGCAAATATTTAGTCAAGAAAAAACCCACCAGAGTGGGTTTTGTTCTTTAGTTGTAAAACTATTAGGCTAGTTTGATACCATTTGAGCTAGATACAGTAGCTGCACCAACCCATGTGTTACCTGTAGCACCAATGTTACCAGCGCCGTCACCAGCTGTAGTATTACGGATTGCATCACGCAATGCTGTGTCACTTGCCCAACCGCTACGCTCTGTTAGAACGCTCAATTGTTGTGCTGTGTCAACTTGATATGCTAGAACTGTAGCGTTACCAGAAACAATACGTAAGATTGTTTCAACTGCGCCACCAACTGTCAATTCAGCTGCCAAGTTACCGTTTGTGCCACCAGCAATTTTATATGCTGTTAGTGGAGCTGCGATACCTGTGTTGATGATCGTTGCATTAGCAAATGCTGCGCCTGCATCAACGTTACGAACGCCACCAGCGTCGCCGTTTGTTCTTGTAAATACTGCCATTTTATTTTTCCTTTAAAAAAATGAGTCTCATGGACTACATGCATTTATTTATACTAGTTTGTAAAAACTTATGCTCTTCCTGCAAAGTTTGCCGCACTGAATACACCACGATTTACTAGTTTTATAAAGCCGCTGGGTGTATCTATGTTAAAACCTTCACCTTTGGGAACATCGCCCACATACTGCTCTATGCCGCCAACTTGTGGTTCTAATTGTGTTAATATAGTCATTTTCAGCGCAGTTATTGATGTGTATACTGCATCTAGTGCCTGTACAATGGGCTTGTTTTCTTTGGCCACAAATGTAGCAAACTGTGGCTTGGTTAACTTACTCTGTAACCAGTTGCCATCAACAGATTGCCCTGTGACTTTACGATTATAATACTGTTGCAAGCGGTCTTTGCTGGCCTGTGTTAGACTTGATAAAAAGTCGTTACCACCTAGAGCAGCAAACTTGTTGACCGCGGCCGTTGCGGCGTTGACTAATCTAACAGGAGTTTTCATTTTAAATGTAGTATTCATATTTCCTGTGAATACTGTAATGTATTGATTACTGGGCGTTAGGCCCGCTAGTCCGTTCATAGTATGACGTCCCACCAATGGCGTTTCCTTACTCTTAACAACATCGGTTCCGGCACTGTGTACGGCTATGCCAAACTGTCGACCTGCAATCTGTCGACCCACATCACTGTCCACAGGCACACGATATGTAACCCCATGTGGGTTAGGTTTAAATACAAACTTGCCCTCGTCTTGTACAATATCTGTACCGGGATTGGTCCACATTAGGTCGCCTTGCACAAATCCACGGAAGCCGGCGGGAACAATCGTGCCAATAGCATTAAACGCGGCGGCTAGTTTTTCACCTACTATCATGTTCTTACCATTTTTAGCATAGTAGTCTAGCAGTTCTTGTGCGGTTGTAACTTGTCCGCCAGGTTCACCAATATACTCTTTGTAGTTCATTGTAAACTTGCCATCACTGGTTCTACGTCCAAATACAACAGCAGGCGATCCGTCCCATTTGATTGTTACAGTCTCGGGCTTACTAACTGCACCCGCCATACCTGTAATGGCATCTATGGCTGCATCACTACCCGAGAATATAAAATCTTCCGGGTGTGGAGTACGTGCGCCTTCAGTCAGGAACTGTACAAATTCAAACAACTTCATCGTGTTAACCGTTGATTAATAAAGCGGAACCAGTTACTGGGATCGGCGCTATCTTCCAATTGAGGAAGTTCACGACCACTGTTGGTCAAGTAGTTGGCAAAGTCCGCAAGTTTTTCCCTACGTTGTGGATCGTTGCGTAATGCGCCTAGTACCGTTTCTACACTGACTAGATCCCGAACAGTTCCATTAGGTACCAGCATCTGTGCTAGTTGTGCAGGATCAGTTGTTACCAACTCATTAGTTTGACGATCATGCACTCCGGTGTTGACAGTGACTTTAAAGCCCAATACTTTACCAATGCTGTTAAACAATACTGCACGATCAACACCTTTGTATTGACTCTCTGGCGGCATGTGACTCAGCATGAAGCGACTCCACTTCATATTGGTTAAAAAGTTAAAATCAACTTGTACATAGCCTTGTCGGGCATCACCGTTGATAGGAGCACGAAAGTGTACTTCAATGCCGGTGGCATCAATCCAGCGGTCGGCGTGTGCTGGCTCTTTGCCTTTGGCTCTTGAGTTAACAATTTTATCATCAGGAATGCCCGATTGTTGACACCATTTGGTCAGCACACCAATGACAGCGTCTTTGGTAATTTTACTGGCATCTAGTCCTAGGTCAATGTCACCACTAGTAGGGGTAACTCCAGTACTGCCCAATAGTGTGCCTTTAAGACTTAGTCCTGTCACTTGTTCTAACCATGCCACAGTTGTGGGTACATCGTTCCTATTAATACGTTGTGTAATAGGAACTTTCTTTTCGTCTTTAAAAACGTTACCGCCTTCGTTTAAGATCATCGTCCGCTTTTCATTCTTTTGAATAACATGGCACCAAAGTCCACACGACTCTCGTTCATAGTATCAAGTTGTTGCATCATTCCTGCTAATTTAGGATTCCGGGCTTGCATTTTTGCCAATTGGGCTTGTTCAGCGGCATCCATATCCGCATCTGACATTTGTGGAACTGTTGCAGTCGGAGTAGTTGCCGCAGGTACTGTACTACCTTGTAATTTACTTTGTTGGAATCCCGGCTTGCCTACATCGGCTTGTGCAGATGCAGTTGGTGCCGGGGTTGTTGCAGGAGGTGCGCCAAGTTGCGGTAATGCGGCTGCTTTGGCTTTTGCATCAGCGTCTTGTTTATCTAATTCGGCTTGCCATTCGGGAGTTGCTTGTCCAGTTACCCCGTCATATTTGCCATTGGGGAAACGAGCATCTTTTGGAGCGGTTGTTGCTGGGGCAGCAGTTGTTGGCTTAGGAATAGACAAGGGCTTGTTCATCATTGTTGACAACGCATTAAAGTTTGGTGCAGTTGTTGCTGGAGCAGTTGTTGGCTTAGCATCTGGCTTGGCCAACATTTTTGGATCATATGCGACCTTACCGGGCATGACACCTTTTTGTCTAAAGTTTGGCGTTGCGGCTGCAGTAGTTGGGGTAGCTGTAGTTGCTGGTGTAGCGGTTGCTGTTGTGTTAGGAGTTGCAGAAGCAGTTGTGGGGGCAGTTGCTGGCGTTGCTGGTTTAGCAACCGCACCTGTTGCTGGCGTTGTTGGTGTAGTTGCAGGTGCAGGGGCAGTTGTTGGTGTAGTTGTTGGTGCAGTTGCAGGGGCAGTTGTTGGTGTAGTTGCAGGTGTAGTTGTTGGTGTAGTTGCAGGGGCAGTTGTTGGTTTAGCAGCTGCACCTGTTGTTGCCTGTTGGGCTGCACGGTCTTTCAACATAGCCGCCATTGCTGGGTCTACTTCAGTACCATCTTGTGTAAACCATTTATCGCCTGACTGTATGTATTTTGTTCGTTTTCCAGTTCTGTCGGCGATTTCTAATCCGTTGCCTTTATTTGGATGTGTTTGATCGGCCACACTACCGCCAATGTAGGCGTTTCTTCCTCGTTCAATTGCATCACTTGCACCCGATAGTGTATTGGCAATGCCCTTCCCGGCAGCGTCCCAAACACTAAACGGTTCCCCTGCAGCTTCGATCAAGTCATTCAGCTCACGTAACTTCATTTCTTTTGGCCTAACATTTTGTTTAACAAAATAAGACTAAAGTCTACTCGGCTTTCAAAGACCTTGTTGCCATCTGCAGAAACTTTCTGACGTCCGGTCCACTTAGGAGCTGCAGCATCAGCGTCGGCCTTGGCTTTCATTTGTGCCATTGCAGCTTGTTGATCTGCTTGTGCCTGTGCTTGTTTGGCTGCACGTTGTGCCTTTAATTGATCTAGATCCAGTTCAGTGCCTTGTGGCTCTGCTACAGGTGCAGTTGGTGCTTTAGCGGGCTTGGCTAGCATCTTTGGATCATACTTGACATTCATTGTTGTTGCACCGGGAGTTGGTTTCAAGTTTGATAGGTTGCCGGCATTAAACCCAACACCTGCATTTTTTGTAGACTGTTGTTTTGGTGCAGGAGCTGTAGTACGTGTTGTAGTTGGTGTGCTTGCAGTACTTGCAGTTGGTGTGCTTGCAGTTGGTGTGCTTGCAGTTGGTGTGCTTGCAGTACTTGCAGTTGGTGTGCTTGCAGTTGACTGGGTCGAAGATATGTTACTGCTCGACATCGGCGTTGTGGCCTGCATTGGGAGTGTTAATCCCAACGCCTTAAACGATGCGTTGACTAAAGGATCCTTGACTCCTTGTGCTTTTAAGAACTGTTTGACTTGTTCGCTGTCAACACTGGCCTCTTTGTCCAATTTGGCACTACGACGCCAGTTCAAGTCCAAATCACGATATGTAATTTTGTTAGTAGCACTGTCCCATCCTGCAGCCGCCGCTTTCTTAATTGGTGCAGTTACCTTGCCAATTACCTCGCCGGCCTTCTTGTTAAAGCCTTTTAATTTGTCTAACCAAGGACCTTCATTGACCATGGAGCGACGTGCAACTTCTTTAAATACGGCTTGTACACCTTCGTTAGTCAAGTACACACCACCACGTCGTTTTCCAATGCTTTCGCGCAGGATCCACATACGTGCAGTAGTATCAATGTCAATCCACTCGCGCATCATTGCCTTGGGGTTGACATAACTTTGATTCAGTCCACCTCTTAGTTGATTGGCGCCGTCAATTAATTTTAACTGTGCTGGACTATAAAATTCTTGGGGCACCGGTTGGCCGTTGATTGTAGTAGGAACTGATCCAGTTGTACCTACCTTAATATCACTGGGATCCATGCCCATTTTTTGTGCCCAGTCCTTGGCCAAGCTCATCTGCTCGCCAGACTTTAAAGCCTTAATGGTTTCGCCAGCAGCGTTGTCAACTTGTCCTGGCATGCCGTTGCCAACCGCATCGTTGCTTCTTGGTGGTACACCAAAGTCGTCAGGTTTGTTTTTGTAGAATTCTGTGTCTGCATCTTGTTGCATCTTAAAGAGGTTATTGGCACGGTCACTGACAGCATCCATGTTCTGTGTTGGGGTTGGACCTTCATAACGATCCCAGATGTTTGTGCTTGCTGGACTTACCAAGTTTGGTTCAGGTATCTGTAGAACTTGACCGGGCTTGATCAACCCATCAGGTGACAAGTTGTTGTAGTCAATAATGTCTTGTGCGCTAATACCAGGATACTTTTGTGCAATACCACCAACACCAAGTTTACCGTCTGCAGCAGTTACTTTGTATTCTGTAGCACTACCGATGTCATCGGGTGCAGTATAGTCGGCACG